CCCATGGCCAGACGTAGGTGGTTACCTACGCTACTCGGACGTCACCTACCGTGTGAAAGCACGGCCTCTCGGAGGAGTAACTGGGTGGAACCCAGCCCCCGAAGAGATTTCCGATAGGAAATAGGATGGCAAACGAGGCACTGCTGTATTCCGAACGGGTCTCAACCTTAATCGGTTGGAATTCAAGGATATAGCTGAGGTAACTATACCTTCGATGACCTTAGTCCGGTCCCATGTGGCGTTAAGCCAATGAGGATACGACCCTTCTCCAGCATCCCTGCGCTTCATCACCTCTACGAGGCGTAAGACAGGATGGTCATGACTGACCAGCTGGTATTTGAAGGTGAAATCCTCACCACCCCAAAGAACATTAGGAACCATAGATTTTAGCCAGAGCCATATTTCTTCAACGAGAGGATCTATGACGCTGGTTACAGGACACTCGCCCCAATGACGCAGTTTGTTCGCTACGTCAATCAGGTCGGGCATACTGTCTATTGGTTTCCTTATGTAGAAAGGAGTTATATCGTAACCATCGTGGTAATGACCTCCACATGACTCTCTGAATGGTCCTTCGGTAAATGACTTATCGGTATTAACCGAGAAGCCAAAGTATCCTAGGATCCACATTAAGTCGTGGACCATGTCCGTTGGACATATAATGTCATCGCCATAAACAGAAACGACACCCTTAGTTCCCGTAAAATAGGCAGTGGCACGCGCGAGAACATAGAAGAGCAAGCTCTCAAGTTCAAACGTAAAACCATTGCCCATAGAGGAGAACATAGAGTTCCGATGTTCCTCACCGTCGATTACGGTGACTTGACACCTTACAGCGTCAAGGTGGGTATGCCAGGTCTCAGGAAGGAAAAGGGCAACAAGACCCTCACTAACGGAATCGGATGCACTGGACAAGTCCAATGTAGCCAATCTACCCGTTAGCGATCCTTCACGAGCCAATGATCGGTTTATCGACTGATCATTGAGGTTTATCCCGACACGGCGAAGGCAATCACGGAAGTGAGAGCCTATCCCCTTCTGGATGAACATATTCAGATCGGGCTCCTTGCAAGCACAACGATCTATATCGGTTTTCTTGGGAACAGTGAACATCACGTTTCCAGGGACCACCTCTATCTCTAGAGGATGATCGCCTTCACGCAGCCACCCCGGCATCTCATCAGCAAGCTGATTAAAGATCTCGAGGCAACGTTGTGTGACGTGTGCTTTTCCGAGGTACTTCGAAGCTGGTTGGCTTGAAGTACGTTTACGACTGGTCGACGCACCGCCCGAGAAAGACCCGATAAGGGCCTCTAACGGCACCGTGTCACCGATGATGTCGCGGATAGTATCCTGACACCACCCAACGAAACTGCCATACGTCACCCGAGGGAGAATGTTATATTCCTCGGGGGTTAATAAAAGACGATCATTGGTAGCTTCATTCTCACGTTCTGTAGCGAGCCACTTGTTAATGGCACGCTGCCTCCGGTCACCCGGAGGATCAGTTTCGTGAGACACGTACTTAGTTAGTATCTCTTCCTTCAGATAATCCGCTTTCACGGACGTCGGTAGGGAGTTGATACGGAGTACGAGTTGGGGCGTTAAGTCGTTCGGAACGTTGAGAGAGATACGTCTCTCTCGACCTCTCATAGCCATGTGGTGCTCCATCATAGTTATTCAGCCCCCTGATGGGAGCTGAAAAGAAGAAGGCGAGTATCACAATTACAAAGGCTACTATCGCAACCAGTGCAATGTTCTGCACACCAACTGAGTCTCTACTAGTCATCATACTTCCTCAAAAGGAGTAGACAAACCAGGAACAAGCAGCTAACAACGAATAGCGAGAAGCTATGCGCTAGGAAGCCACCTGTATCCAGGTTAGTAGAAAGACTCGAGGTCACGGATGTACGCGAAAGCAGCGCCATTCTCCAAGAAGGAGTAGGCGTACCAGAGCACATCCGAACGTTCGTCAGCGGTTGACGTACCATCGAAGGTAAACGTCAGATCCGCATAACTCGTACGCACGACAGCCGGCTTCGAGACACCGTTAACAACGGTGTCCTGAACAACCGGGACCACGATACGGACAGTTGCCTTACGGCGTCCGGTCGTGGTACGCTGTTGCGCAAACGAGAGCCGTCGTTCCCCTACGGGAAC